GATTCAATTGTTGCTTCTGCATTAGACATTTACTCAGACGAATCAACAATGAAAAATGAATATGGTAATGTATTAGCAGTTAAAACAGATAATAATCAAATACACGATATATTACATAACCTTTTTTATGATATTTTAAACATAGAATTTAATCTATGGCCTTGGATTCGTAATATGAATAAGTATGGAGATCATTTTCTACAATTAGAAGTTAATGATAAGTATGGAATAACAAATGTTGTTCCATTATCTGCCTACGATGTAGCTCGTTTGGAAGGACATGATCAGACAAACCCACAGCTAGTTCAATTTCAAATTACACCTAATAGTGGTACTACTACACATAGACATTCTGCTCAACAAACAGAACATATTATATTAGAAAACTATCAGGTAGCTCATTTCAGATTACTATCAGATGCTAATTATGTTCCTTATGGTCGTTCTATGTTGGAAGCTGGTAGAAAAGTATGGAAACAATTAACTCTTATGGAAGATGCTATGTTAATCCATAGGATAATGAGAGCTCCTGAAAAGAGAGTGTTTAAATTAGACATTGGAAACATACCACCAGCAGAAGTTGATAACTTTATGCAACAGGCAATCAACAAAATGAAGAAAGCTCCTGTTATTGATGAGAAAACAGGTGACTATAACTTACGATATAACATACAAAACCTTACAGAAGATTTCTTCTTACCTGTTAGAGGTGGGGATAGTGGAACAAATATCGAAAGTTTAGCTGGTTTGACTTACGAAGCTGTTGAAGATATCGAATATTTAAAGAATAAGATGTTAGCATCACTAAGAGTTCCAAAGGCTTTCTTAGGATATGAGGAAGGATTGGGTTCTAAGGCTACATTAGCAGCTGAAGATGTTAGGTTTGCCAGAACAATAGAAAGAATACAGAGGATTGTAGTTAGTGAGTTAAACAAAATCGCTGTTGTTCATCTATACGCTCAAGGTTTTAGAGATCAAGAGCTTGTAAACTTTGATTTAGAACTTACAAATCCATCTACAATCTATGAACAGGAAAAAATTGAGTTGTGGAACAACAAAACATCACTTGCTTCTTCTATGATACAAGATGGTTTGGTATCATCGGAGTGGATTTATAAGAATATATTTAATTTTAATGATGACCAAATAAAAGAGCAAGACGAACAGATAGTTTTTGATTATAAAACTAAGTTTAGACGTTCACAAATTGAGATGGAAGGTAACGATCCTGCTAAAAGTGGACAATCACAGGGTACACCATCAGATATGGCACAAGGAAGAACTGGTCATGAGTTAGATAACAATGGTGGTTCGGAAGAAGGTGGGCAGCCAGGCGCTGGAAGGCCTAAAGAAGCTAATAAATATGGTAAGGATAGTGGTGTAAGGGGTAGAGATCCATTGGGAGCACATGATAAAAAGATGGCTTACTCACCTAAATCTCTACATACTTATGAAAATTTATTAAAAAATTTAAGTATGCAGGAAAAAAAATTAATTAGTGAGAGTAGTGAGGTTGAGACTGAATATAAAACAGAAGTCTCTTCTCTAAATACTAATAAAAATTAAATTATTGTATATTTATATATAGAGTATACTAAAAACGATTGGAGTCGGTAATGAATACAAAAATAAAGCACTCAAAAATTAAGAATACTGGTATTCTTTTTGAGTTACTTACAAGACAGATAACGGTTGATATAATGAATGATACAAAAGGAAAGGCTGTATCTATTCTAAAGAATTATTTTTCACCTAAAACAGAATTAGGTAAAGAATATGGATTGTATAAGATATTAACTACTGAAAAATTTAATACTGAGAGCAAAGCAGACCATTTAATCAATGCTGTGCTCAGTTCTTATAGAAAAATCAATAGAAAATCTCTAAAAAGGGAAAAATATAATTTAGTAAACGAAATTCGTAAATCTTATGATGTAAATCAGTTCTTTATGGCTAGAATTCCTAACTATAAGGTGTATGCATCTGTTTTTAAACTGTTTGAAACTCAAACCAACTCCAATCCTGTCATAGAAACAGAAAGTAAGTTCACAATTATAGAAAGTATCACAAATAAAGAGATTTCTTCAGCAAAAAAGAAGAAATCTGTGATGGAAAGCTATAAAAAGTCAGAAAAAGACTTGAGATTGTTGGCATATACTGTTCTTGTCGAAAAATTTAACAAAAAATACAAAAATTTAAGTCAAGAACAAAGAAATCTACTTAAAGAGTATATAAATAACATTTCTAACACAAATTCACTAAAAGAGTTCATCGAATCCGAATCCGTAAAGGTAAAAACTCAACTCCAATCGTTTTTAAAGGGAATTGATGACAAAGTTACAAAAATAAAATTAAAAGAGGCTATTAAACAGTCACATAAGTTATTAAAAGGTCGAATCGTTGAAGATAAACACGTAATCACTTTAATGAGATACTATGAACTTTTAAAGGAACTTAAAAATGTCAAATCAAGATAAACTCAAAGAAATAGTCCGTAAATTAATCAAAAAAGAGGTGGAAGAAGCTTCTACTTCTGGTGCTACACCTGGTTATCAGACTCCAAACGCTTTTACAGGTGGTTCTAACAAAGGTAAGAAGAAGAAAAAAGATATATCCACAAATTCTACTGGATACAATATGGTTAATGAAGGAATAACTCCAACGGGATATTCAGCTTTTGAAAGAATACTACGATATATGATGCCCTATTTTAAGGATTTGCAAAAAGCATTGAAAAAGAGAGATGATAAAGAGGTAATTAGTCATGTAGAGGATATTTACGAATATGTTCTTACAATGCGTGGTTATCTAAAAAATAAAAAATATACTGAATCTATCAATGAGTTTAAAAATATGTCACCAGGTCTTAAAAGAGCTTTGGCACAAAAAGGGTATGGTCCTATATTTTTCACAATAGACCAGTCTAAAAAACAACTCAAACAGTTAAAATATTCAAGAGGTGAAATATTAGATACATTATACACAATGTTTGGTAAAGAAGATCCTAAGATTGTAGCAAAGATTAAGGAATCTGTCAATAAAGTTAATGAGGGAAAGTATCACGATTATAGAAATGATGAGACACTATCACCAAAACAAAAAATTGGTCGTTCAATGAGAGAGATAAGAGATTCTCTTACTGAACTAAATAAATTAGTTAAGATGAATGTTCGTCTTAAAAATGAATTAAATGTGAATTCACAATCCTATTGGAAGAATACACATAAAGCTTTAAACAAAATAAGTGAAAGGTTAGTAAAACTAGCAAATAAAGTAGGGCAGTTACAATAACTGGAGTCACTATGCCGTTTGAAGATAAAAAGAAGTCCTATATGGACACGCTTTTTAGTATTTCGACTTTGCTAAAAAGATGGCAGGTTGAGATACAAAAAAAAGATGTAGATAAAAATTATATGATTAGAAGGCTTAACCAATGGATAGAACAATTGGAAAGTCTTAGAACTGAAATTATGATGGAGAAAGACTAATGAAACAACTAATAGTTGATTATTTACCATTTGAAATACAAGCAGACCATATCAATGAGTCTATGAAAGAGAACAACGGAAAGTTAGTTGTTAAGGGTGTTCTACAAAGAGCAGATACCAAAAATCAAAATGGTAGGGTTTACCCTAAAGAAATACTAATGCGTGAAGCTAAAAAGTATTTTCAAAACTTTATTGGACAGAAAAGAGCTATGGGAGAACTTGACCATCCAGAATCTTCTGTTGTTAATTTGGCTAATGTATCTCATAACATTACAGAAATGAATTGGAATGGTGATGACTTAATGGGTACAGTTGAAGTTTTACCAACACCAAGTGGTAATATACTAAAAGAATTATTTAAGAGTGGTATAAGGTTAGGTATTAGTTCTCGTGGAATGGGTTCGGTTGAACCAATGAATGAGAGTGGTGCGAGTGAAGTCCAAGATGATTTTGAATTGATAGCTTTTGACTTCGTATCTAATCCATCTACACATGGTGCTTTTATGTATCCAATGAATGAGAGTGTTGATAAAAATGTTTCAGTTCGTGATACTAAATACGGAAAAGTTGAAGCAGTAATCAACGATATACTTAGGGGATAATTATGAAACTTAAAAGTTTATTACTTGAAAAAGTAGATTTAGACCAAAAAATAGTTGATAAGATAGCTAAACTTACTGATTATAATAATCATAATGAAGCTAGACTTGTGTTGGCTAAAGAAATGAAATTGAAAAATTTGGTAAAGTCTTATGAGGCTCTTATAGTATTACACATGCAGTTTAATCAAATGAATGAATTGATGGCCGCTAGACAAAAATTAGATGGTTGGTTAATGGATGGTGCTAAAAGAAAGTATAGTAATTTCAAAGATATATATCAAGCGTATTAATGAACTTAAAAGACATACTGAAAGAAAATAATATTGTCGTTGAGAAACGAGGTGATGATGAGATACAGGTTCAAGGAATTGGTATGTATACTTATGACACTTTAAAAGATAAAGTTCAAAAAATGGCAAAAGATTTATCGGTAAATGCTAAAAGGGGTAATTGGAATAAATCATCTCGTAATGGAATAAGGGCATTTGCTGAGATGTGGAAAGCTTTAGGAGAGTATGAAAGATGATTAAGTTAAAAGATTTATTAGAAGAGGCAAAGTACGTACACAACTATAAATCTATCACAGCGATGAGAAAAGATCAAGATAGAATTTTTAGAACAGGTGTTCCACCAAGAGTAAGTATTATGTTTAAATCGGGATTAGAAAAAACAGGACGTATGAAACCATCATCTATTGAAATCACAGGTGATAAAATATATGTTGATGCATATAAGAAAATGGCTTTCAATGGTGACAAAAATGTCATGGATGTGATAAAACATGTCAGACAAGTAACAGGAGATAACAACGCATGATTAAGTTAAAAGATTTATTAGTAGAAAAAACAAGTAAATTACT